CAGTAGGGAGATCGAAGCGGAGTTAGACTTTAAATTTGGCAAGGTTAACTCTGCATTAAGGCGGGGAAGAGATGCGGGAGTAATACCGCGTCCCCAAGCGAAATCAATTTCGAGCGGTAGCCACCACAGAAACTACATGAAGCTCGGATCGGTATCCGCAATCTTGGATGAACTTAGCAACGACCAAGTTGAATGGCTTGCTACAGAGGCACGTAAAATTAAGTGCGAAACTTTAGGCGAGTACATCGTTGAGATTATCAGAGATGCCCATGCAGTGGAGGTGACATCATGAATAAGTTTGAACAACTTCGTGAGATGATCGAGGAGCTAGATGAAAGCCTCGGTATCTGGGGTGACATAATCGGCGGCCTTTGCTTGCTGCTACTGTGCTACGCGATATTGATGTTTGCCCTGGTGTTGTGATGGGTAGGATGCGAGATGAATTTATCCGGTTGCAAGAGACACCCATCCAGGATGAATGCCCCGAATGCTTTGGCGATATGATTGTTGAAACAATTGTGCCAATTGTAAGGAGCGTGAACGTTGACGTGGGGTTTCACGATTACGTCACGGAGAACTGCTATGAGTGCGAGGACGGGAAGATTGATCGTCTCTGCACCGAGTGCGGTGAACCAGTGACCATGATCATGGGACCAGACGCAACCATTTGTGAAATGTGTAAACAATAAGGAGGAATAAATGAAAACAAAAAACGATCTATCCCCTGCCGATCAAGCGATACTGAGATATCTGCGCAGTCAGGTTGATAGACTACAGGACGAGCGATACAGGCAACAGGCTCGTCCATCGATAAAAAATGAACTGCACATTGCAGTAAGAGATCTGCGAGAATTTACCGCGGAAAAACGAAAAGAAGGAAAACGAATATGACTACAAGTGAATATGAAACCCAGAAGAAATTTAATCTCCAAGAGATGCCTGTCTTGATTGAGGCGCGGTCAGATACCGACAGCGCGTTCGGTGTCAACGAGCAGGGCGAGGAGGTTTTCTTCAGCAGCCGCCTTGTTAAACGGATGGACGTGCGTGAGGGGGACGAGGTCGTTGCCCACTGTGTGCCTAATTATCAGGAGATGAAGTCCCAAACGCCTTGGCGCTGCATAAAAATATCTTAACTTGAAACTTGTCCTCCAGTAGTTTAGAAGTAACAAACAAATGGAGGACAAGCCATGTCACGTAAGAAGATGAAAGATAAAGATAAGCAACAGTTTCAGAATGTTGGACTGTTGAAAGAGGACCACGAACTCCTGCGCAAGTTGTCAGAGTCAGAACAGAGGTCCATGGCGCGACAGCTTTCGGTATTAATACGCAAAGCCATTGCTGAATTAGAACAAGCCTGATAGGATACTATCATTGCTCGATTGAACAAGCCTGTTTCAATCTGACTACCTCAACTGCCCCGGCGGGCTAGGTTTCGCACTGCAACGTCGGGGCTATTTTTTTGCCTCGTTGGATTTGCCTTTTTTCCCTGCGATCTGGTAGTCTTTTTCTTTCGAATACCCTCTGATCTGCGTGACATTGGTGTAGGATTTCTTCATTCCACGGAGCAAGGCCCTAGCCACGTCATCCTCGAGCCCAGTTTGTTCGGCAAGAACCCTGGATCCGGTGTCCAAGGTTCTCAATCCTTTCTTAAAGTCTACCATGGTTTCGATTATTTCATCGTGGGTTTTAGACTTAGCCATTCTCTTGCCTCTTCACCTAGTACCTTGGCCCCGATGTTGATCTTGGTCCGGAGGGCCTTGACTATGCGTTCATCGATGCTGCCTTCGCAGATCAGATCGATATATGTTACGTTGTTCTTCTGCCCGATTCGATGTGCTCGATCCTCTGATTGAATGCGCGTCTCCAGGTTGAAGTCATTGGCGTAGTATACCACGAGGTTTGCCTCGGTTAAAGTCAGACCATAGCCAGCGGTAGCTGGGTTACCTACGAAGAACCGGAGAGGATGGTCAGGGTTCTGGAAATTCTTGACGATGTCGTTGCGGTCGTCGTCGGTTGTGTCCCCGAAGTATGCCGCAGCGGAACCTGGTCCGAACTTATCATTCAGCATTTGCGTAATCTGTTTGATGTCATAGCGGAACCGTGACCAGATGATTGCTTTGCCGTCGTGCTCGTTCATGATCTCGGTCAGAGCATCCATGCGCTTGGATGGGAAGTACAACATCTCATCGTCGTCGGTCTTTAGATGACCGGACATGATCTGTTGTAGCCGGAGCATCTGGGTAATCACGGCAGGTGCGGTGACCATTTCACCATCATCAAGCAGAACCATAGCGTGGCGCCGTACATCCTCGTACATCTTGAACTGCTCCGCGGTCATGCCGACATACCTAGCGGTGTAGATTTTGTCGGGGAGATCGAGGCAGTCCTTCTTTAGTACGCGGAAGGAGAACCTGTCGATCTTGCCAGTCAGTTCGTCGATGTTCTTGAACCCGATGATCTGTTGGAACGCTGCCTGTCCCATGGTTTTGCGCTGCACTACAGCGTATCGTCCCTGGAATGCGTAGTATGACTCGTAACCTAGCAGCCCAGGGCGGAGGAACTCGCACTGCGAATAGATATCCATCGGACTTTTTGTTATAGGTGACCCTGTCAAGAGCCTTCTGTACTTGAACCCCGCTGCTATCTTCATTAGAGCTTTAGTGCGTTTGGCTTTATGGTTCTTGATAGTTGTTGATTCGTCGATTGCGATCAGGCCGTTCTTGCCAAGCGCACGAGACATCCACTCCCCAGCGCTCTTCCCCTTGATCGAGGAGAACGACTCCACGTTCATGACAAATATAGTTAGGCCGTTGAATTTATCTTTGACTGAGCGCATCTCCTCGGTTTGTTTTTTGTTAGGACCAGACACCCAACGGATGACGCGATGGGGGATGTCGTCGGACATATGCTCGGGGATTTCCTTGGCTACCCAGTTGCGGTACACGCCCTTGGGTGCGATGACCAAAGCGAAATTAATCCTACCAGTTTGATACAACATACCCATGTTATCGATCAAAACTTTTGACTTCCCAGTGCCCATCTCCATGAACAGACCGAACTCATCCCTGTCCCAGCCGTACTCCAAAGCATCTGCCTGGTGATTAAACGGTGGGAGTTTATATTTGTAGTTGACAACCATCACATACCTCCACTATTGTCTTCGTTACGGATAGCATACGGCGTTCGTACAAATCAACCCTGAAGAGGAAAAACTTTATGAGTGATATATTCGAAGACTTATACGACGAATCGGAGGCCCTAGCGTCTATCGATTCTGGTACTGGGAAACAGCTTAGTCAACTGGTTCGATCCTTGCGCAAAGTTGAGCAAGAGATCGGAGATGCCGAGGACCACATCAAATCTTTAAAGCAGGAGAAGCACAAGCTCTCGGTCGAGAACATACCTGCATTGATGGATGAGATGGGTGTCGAGCGCGTTGATGTTGACGGGTGTACCGTTGAGCGCAAGATGATTGTCGCTGCGTCCATACCAGTTGCGCGGAAAGAGGAGGCTTTTAACTGGCTTCGCGACAACCGCCTTGACGACATTATTAAGAACGACATAACCGTGTCCTTTGGTAAGGGCGAGGATAACGTAGCGGGAGACGTTGTTGGACTGCTGCAAGATCGTGGCTTTGATCCGAAGACCAAGACCCACGTTCACCCTTCCACACTTAAAGCGTTCATCAAAGAGCGTGTCGTTGAAGGTAAACCAGTTGACCTCGATATGTTCGGGGCATTCATTTCAAACACAGCACAAATCCGGAGGAAGTAATATGGGTAACGCAGTTGCTAAGAAAAAAAGTGCAGAGTTAAGCACAGATGTCATGGACGACATCCTAGAGTTTGCTGGTGAAGGCGCGTCCTTTGACAGTTCCGAGATGCAGATACCGTTCGTTCGTATCCTGCAAGCAATGTCCCCTCAACTCAAGAAGCGTGAATCTGATTACATTGAGGGGTCAGAGCAGGGTGATATGTTTAACAACGTCACCATGGAACTGTTCACTGGGGAGAAGGGCATCGTGGTTGTGCCTTGCTTCCAGACCGTTAAGTATTTGGAGTTTATTCCGCGTGACCAAGGTGGAGGATTCCAAGGAGAGATATCTGCAACTGACTCTGTCTTGCGTAAAACTACACGATCAGGGGCCAAGGAAATTCTTCCTAACGGCAACGAGTTGGTCAAGTCGGATCAGCACTTCTGCTTGGTGGTTGGTGAAGATGGGATGACACAACCTGTTGTGATCGACATGAAGTCTAGCCAGTTGAAGGTCAGCCGTCGTTGGAAGACCTCGATTGGGTTGCAAAAGATCAAGCACCCAAAGACAGGGCAGATGGTCAAGCCTCCGTGTTTTGCCACTCAGTGGAAGTTTACCACTGTTGAGGAGAGCAATGACCAAGGTACGTGGTTCAACTACCACATTGAAAAGGTTGGGTTGGTTCAGAACCGCGATCTTATGCTTGAGGCAAAAGCCTTCCGCGATAGTATCGCTGCTGGCGAAGTAAAGGCTGCGCCAGAAGAGGGAGACTCCTCCTCCCGTGACAGTACTTCTGGCAAAAACGAGGACGAAATCCCGTTTTAAGTAGCCTAGAGGACGGCGGAATGCAGGTATGTTCGCCGTCCTCGACTTCAACGTGAGGAGCAGTAAATGTCACAGGCAAAGAAGTTGCTTGCTGTTTTTGCAGGCGCAAAGAACGCGCATGGCACCACCTCTGTTGGGAGAGTGGGTCGCAATGGAAAAGCAGATTCAAAAAGTAAGATTATCCGAGAGCCTCTGACCGAGAAGCTTGTACAAGATCACATCGACGGGAAGCAGGGTGTTGGCGCGATCCCTATCAACGAGGACAACGCGTGTCGGTTCGGGGCTATCGACATTGATGTGTACGATTTAAACCAAAAAGAATTACAAGACAGGATCCAAAAGCTAAAGCTTCCGCTGCTTCAGTGTAGGTCCAAGTCCGGCGGCGCCCACCTGTATCTATTCCTTAAAGAGTGGGAGCAAGCGTCTGTAGCTAGAGAGTATCTGACAGAGATGGCGATTATGCTGGGTCACAGCGGAGCAGAGATATTCCCCAAGCAGGACTCAATCATCGTAGAGCGAGGAGACGTGGGCAACTTCATAAACATGCCATACTTTGATGCAGAAACTCCGCAACGGTTTTGCTACGACCGGAAGACAGAG